ACTAAGAAAGGCGAACCAAATATTCCAGAAATGTATCCATCAATTGCCAGCGGGGTATTATCTGGAATTGGTTCTTTTTTTACTGGTACTACTGAAGATGGTGAAGATAAATCAACATTTGCTGAAAAAGCATATGATAAAAGTATATTAAGTGGTATTACTAATACGTTAGGTTTAACTACATCTGAAGATGATAAGGTTACTGGTAAAAAATCTGATATATTTAATAGATTATCTGGTACTACTGAAGATGGTGAAGATGAATCAACTCTAGCAGAAAAGGTTTTTGATTATACCCCAATGGGTATAATGTCAAATATGTTAGGTTGGACTACCTCTGAAGCAGATAAAGAGGAATCAATAGAAACATCATTAGATAATATTAATGATCCTCTAACAGAGTTAAATAGTTCAGGTGAGGAACAAGTCGATATACTTAAAACTCAGACAACTTTACTAAAAAAACTCGTATCAAAAGGTAATACTAAAACATATGTTCCTTCCTCAAAATCTTCTGTTATAGCATCACAAACCTCAACACCAGAAGATATGACTTCATATAGCGGGGAAAGTGGAAAGTGGAATCAGGTGGGCAATGAATGGATATTTTTGTCTGATAGAACAGAAGAAACAGAAGCAAAAGATGATAGTAAAATTTCTGCAACTGAAGATGAATCAACATTAGCTGAGAAAGCTTATGATTATACCCCAATGGGTATGATGTCAAATATGTTAGGTTGGACTACTTCTGAATCAGATAAAGAGAAAGATATTGTAAATATAGATAATCCAGTTGTTGACAATATAACAATAGATGATAAGAAGAAACAAAAGAAAGGTTTTGATTATACAAAAAGACACAAAGAATGGACTGTAGGTTTAACAAAACAGTTTGAAAGTCAAGGATTTACAGGGCCTGCAGCGGAATATAAAATAAAGAAAAGAGCAGATCGGTTTACAAAACGCGATCAGATGAAATTTCATAAAGAAAGATACCAAAAAGAACAAGATTCTGAAAAAAGTCGTGGTATAGACAGAATGAATCAAACAGCTCTTGCTAACAAGACTGCTGGAGTGGCACAAAATGCAGAAAATAATCAAAATATTGCAAATATAGACAACTCAGTTGTAAATAATACTACCATTACTGAAAATAAATCACATGATGCAGACCCAACCGCTCAATTTTTAAATAAACGGTTGGGATCACAAATGTCAGCTGAATTTACTTAACTATTAGCTAACTTTTCAAAATACGACATTGCATCATCAGATTCTACAACTTTTTCTTTCTCAACTTCGGGAAGTGACTGCTGAACTAATTCTTCTTGTTTCGGTGTATTGGGTCTGGATAATCTACCTAATACATCATCCAATTTCTTAGACAGTTCATCATATGATTTAAACTTATCTGGAGCAACCATTTCCGTTAATGAATATGCTTGTTTCCAGATATCTTCCATTTCATCATCAGAAGCTTTGAATTGAGATGGTTCAGAGAATGATGACTTATCATAATTCCAATAACCCTCTACTTGACGGATTTTCAATTTGAAAGATGCTCCTTTCCATAAATCAAATGGATTTAATGGTGTTTCATCATCAAACTCAGGTTGCATTGCCTCTGAAAGTTTATCAAAGATTTTCTTACCATAACGATATAAGAATACTTTTCCTTCATTCTCAGGGTTTTGTGGATCAGACTCAATATACACATTAGAGTAGTAATTCAGTCTGCGTTTTTGTTTACGAGCAACTTCCTTATCGGACTCTACACCAGAATTCCATAGTGCAGAATTCACTTCACCGAGCGGATCCGCTTTAGAAATTGTTGTTAGTGAATTTTCGATGTACCATTTGCCTGTTGGGCCCTTGAACCCGTGATCGAACACTCTTACCCAAGGAAGGTCTTCTCCATCTGGTGCCGGCAAGAACCGTAAGACAGCATATCCATTACTAGATTTATCTAGTTGAGGACGCCATAACTTATCATTGTCGTTTGAGAAGGATTTATTACGATCTGAAATCTTTTCAATCTCAGCAGTTAGATTAGCGATATTTTTCTTTTTTAAATCATTAAAAGCCATTTTATTTCCTATTGTATGTTATTGTATTTGCGAAGTATCATTATATAAGTTTCATCAACATCATTATATATAAACTCTATTTGAGAATATTCATTATTTCTTGCTTAACCTCTTCGAGGCCCTCAGATGTGTCACGAACATTAAGTCTGCCCATAAGGTTAAAGTTTTTTCTAAAATTATCAATCTGTGTGCGCCTACCTTTAAGCCATGTTTCACTTTGAGTGTCGTTTCTTAATTTATGTCTTCTTTCTTCTTCTTTTGCATTTACTGTAAGAGTATAACATATTGCGTCGTGGTTGTCAAGTAGCCATTCTAAGTTATTACTAAATCTGTCACCCTCATACATTATATGACGATAGTTTTTTACTTGTTCATCTATAAAATCTCTAAATGGTTTAATGGTAGAATATGAAAGCCTATCAGTACCACCAAAGGTTTCTTCTTCAGCATACCTACCGATAATTAAAATATCATTATGTTCTTGGCACTTAAACAAAGGGAAAGGTTCGCACTCTTTGTACGAACCTAAACCTTTTATTATTGACCTAACTAATGTTGTCTTACCAGAAGTAGGCTGACCAATAATGCTTATTATCATGCTACTTTTTTCTTTGCCCCCTTTGTCTGATTATCCTCTTTAAGTTCCAATGTCATATTAGCTGGATCATCGGGCCCACCACCTCTTACATCTTTTGTGTGATCTATATGATACACTCCATTGCCAATTTTTAAAGTATTTATTTCATGTTTATCCGTAGATAAAGTTGTTACTCCGTTCTGTTTTTCTATTAATCCACCAATTAATCTGTCATCTCTTTTGACTACCCTCTTAGTGACTTTAGTAATCAAATCAGATTTCTTGATAAATTCTTCAACCCATCTATTCAATCTCTGGCTTAAAACCATATCATTGTTTTTAGTATATAGTTGACTAAATTCACAATGCAATGGTTTACCAGCACTCATTTTTGAAATCCATGATGCATCTTTTTCATTACACCACTTATAATATTGATCAAATATTGCCTTTACAAATTGTAGTTTCTTTTCTTGATTTACAGGATAAATTAAATCATAATTTTCCTTTTTCATCCAAGATATTATCATCCAAAGATCTATAGATAAACGAACTTTATTAGGAAAAGAAGATTTGTCTTTCTTTAACACCTCTAGGTAAGAAACAAATTCTTTCATGAAAAATTCATGTTCTGTTATAGCATTCATATCCGCAGCAGAATTGCACATATAGTCTTCATCAAGTTGATTTGCAGACGGCCACTTCACTACCACGTTACCTTCGAGTGGAGTTTGCAGATTTCTTCTTACATACTTAAACTCTGCAACACGTTCTGCTGTTCCCCATCGTTTTGCTTTTGATTCCGATAGTACATTAGTTTTGACCAACAAATCTGCATATTCCAAATCAAAATTTCTGTTTATTGCACAAACATCAGATTCTTCACTATTTCTTAACTCGGGCCGATTTAATGGTAAACCATCATTTAAAGTTCTAAACAATTCTTTCCTTGCTGTTTTTGTCAAATTAAAATAAGTACAAATTAGAACTGATCCACAATCTAAAATGGCATTTTGAAAATTTTCATCTAGATCCTCAAAATATGTATCTTCTTCTAATGTGTAATAAAGAGATTCGCCATTTTCTTGTACGCCGAAATTATAAATGCATTTCTCTACTTTAAGCTTGTTTTGTAATGTCTCTATAATAGCGTCTGTTCTATTACCCCCATCAACATGAGTGCCAGTAAATCCTTTCTTGAGAAAATTGTATAAATGATTTGCATAGTTTATGCATCCAGTATTTTCTGCTGTTTTTCTTGCAGATTCCAAATCAACATAATGTAGAGCATTGTTATCACAATCCCCAACTGCAACAGAACCGAAATAGTCTTGTTTCATATCATCTGGCCAAACACCCTTTCTCTGAACTGTTAAATCACGATCAAGTTTGCAGACTTGATAATTTCCACGACAGGGTATAGTTTTTCGAGCAGGTTCATCTTCAATTGAACTGCCTGTGTCTATTTTATGAAAATATTTTTCTCTGAATGCTCTCAAAGATAAAACTTTGATATCTTTTTGACTCTTTTGCTTTGTTCTTAGTTTCATATCACCATCACTAATAATTTAAATAATTTCTTAACTTCAGATTATATTATAACACAGTCTTATCAACTATGTCAAGTCTTTTTTTGTTGGGTATAACGAATAACTCTTATAACCGTTGCCATCATTCTAATAATCCTTTTACTCTGTGATGATGCCCAATGAGTTTTTCTGCTTTCCCTGTTGGGCCCATGGTCGCAACCCTTGTATCACAATATGCAACACAAGAGAATCTTTCTCCTGTACCCGATATCGGCGATACACCATGCAGTTCCTTGGAATCAGCTATAACTACACAATTGTCTGGTGCGTCTATTGCAATTTTAAATCTTGGGAATACCAAGTTAGCACCAGAATAATCACCCTTCCGAAATACACACATCGTAGTCATACCAAAATCAGCATCACCTGAGTCAACGTGTAGTGACATCTGTGTTGTCATATTCTCATTGTATCTATTGGCAGAAAGTGTGGTAAACATACCTTTACCATTTATGAGATGTTCTGGTAAAATAGAAGTTTCTGCCCAAGTCTTTTGTCGCATACCAACTTCTCTATCTGCCTTCATGAAGGCTCTTTCATTGATATCTGATATAGACTCTAGTATCTTATATCTTTCGGGGTTATCCTCAATCCATCCAGAGGGCCCTAGCGCACCAGTAAATCTACCACGTTTATAACCAATCATTACCGAGTGAATAGGGTTGGCATATGCAATCATACCCCATTTACCATTTTTGTTTTTTGTCTGATAAGTGTTAGGTGATCTCAATTTATAATCAACACCCTCAACCCATTCAGGATGTCCAAGTGATTCGGGGGTAATTGGGCCCGAACAATTGCCTCTCATGGTAGTTTTATCTGTTATTGAATATAAACAATCCCTCACTATATCGTCATCATATGCGTTAGTTATAATGTATGCAAGCGGTGTGCCATCACCAAAAAGTGTTGGAGTTGGTTTATATATTGCCGTATCTTCAGTCGGAGAAAGCACCTCATCATACATATCATCGGTAACAAATTGACCTTTATATTTTTTAAATGTTTCTTTTTCAGGTAGTTGTGTCTTTAGCTTAACTATTTTCATTGTATACCTTAATAACCTTTTCGTAGATATTTTCTGCAACTACTTTCATTTGAATTGGCGCAACCATTAACCCAATACGAGCCTGTTGCTCATCAATAGTACCAGTGATCATATAATCTTCTGGTAATGTCATGATACGTTTTGCTTCCGTTGGTGTATACGTTCTTTTTCCATTTGGGTGCATATGATTACCACCCATAAATCTTGGTTGAAGACCTTGTTCTGATAATGTATGTGAAGCTTGATTGTATGGAACAACTCTACTCTGGTAATAAGAATTCTTTACCTCTTTAACAATACCATCTTTAACCTGTTTCTCAAACCAAGGTTTAACAATATCATCACCAATTGAGATTACTCTTGAATCCATCAATTCCTGATTAAGTCCAGCAAGTCCAGCACAACCACTTGAGCCGGGAATATCTGGGTGTTCCTTAAATCCGAATACCCATTTAGCCTTTGCAGAAGTCCTCATTGCATCTTCCATTACCTTAGCTTCAACAAGGTTAGCAGGATCATTCTCAATATCTCTAATTGCATCAGCAACAGTTGGTGCATCAAATTTCGATTCAGGAAATACGTGCTGTATTGTCATGAAATTAAGGCCTATCTTTTCACAAACATCATTTCTTACACATACAATAAAAACACGTTCACGTTTTTGTGGCACCCCATGATCATGCCCTCTAAGGACTTTATGTGTAACTTCATAACCAATTGCTTCAAAGTCATCTTTCATTTTTTTTAGATGTGAAACGGCATAGTCCATTGTTAGGCCTTTTACATTTTCACACACGATGACCTTTGGTTGGAGATCTTTAGCAATACGGATAACATCCCATGTTAAATCTTCAATGTTTTTCTGTTTCATTCCATATGCCATCTTTTCTTTGTTCCATCCTTTTTTCTTGGATCCTGACATTGAAAATGGTGGACATGGTGGTGATGCATCAAGTATATCGATTTCACCAACTTTAAGGCCAGTTAAATTCATTATCTTTTCAGCATCTACATTTCTAATATCATCACAGATATTAGCTGTGCCTGGCCAGTTTTTAAGATAGGTATCTACTGCAACTTGTTGGAATTCATTAACAAACTTAATCTCTCCACCTGCGAGTTTATACCCACATGAAGACCCCCCGCCTCCTGCAAAAAATGAAACAACTGTGAAAAGTTTTCGATCAGATGATCGTTTTAGTTCATCTAAGGTATATCTAAAGTAGCCCGTGTTCATATATTCAATTCATTTTTATTGTTGATATACCTATATTATATATTATTGTTTGCTAAATGTCAAGTCTTTTATCATTTTTATTTAGATGGCTTTAATTTATTTAATACATCAATACATTCTTCTATTATATCTGAACGTTCAGATTGACTCAACTTAGTTATAAATATTGTATTTCGTATCCCTTCTATATCTTCCAATTGTTCAGCCGTTATATCTGGATTTACTGTCTTATATAATTTAATAGAATATACTCTGAAAAGGTCGGCAATATCATAAAGCAATACAGGATCCCCTGTTTCTTCGTTCTTTACTGTATCATATACTGACCATGTATTACGAAATGCTGAAGTACAAGTCATTAAAATCTCTGCGGACTCATACATACTTTGGTTTAATTTTTTTGGGATTGGAGATGCTGAAACGTCACTTGAAACCCCTAATATATATATAATACCTATTGATATAAATATAAATCGAATTAACATCAATACATATTCATTACCAAATTTCTTTATTAATTCTAATAATTTTTTCATAATTTTTTATATAACTGAGTTAATCCAATTTTCATATTTAATCTTTGCTAGTTCAACTTCCATCAATTTAGGAAGAATTTCATTAATAGCATCTATATACAATTTAGATTCAGCCTCTCTTTGTCTACCTTCTTTAAGCACTGAAATTTGCGACAATACACTTCTACAGCCTTCCCTATCAGTAACAATATATACATTAGCACTCGGAACCTGTCCCAATTGGTTCCTTTTATATATATCATCTCCAAACAGATTACTATGATTCGGTAATAATGAAGAATGCATGTTTAATATTCTATTTTCATATCCCCTCAATACTATATTATTGACAAGTTTCCTATATCCAGATAACACAACCAAATCTGTTTTTACTAAAGATAATTTATTATATATAGTCTTATCTTCATCAAATGGATTAGTTTTACTAGATATTATAGAAACATTAATAGCATTATCATTACACCACCGAACAATAGGTGCATTTTTATTATTACATATAACAACACCAACTTCAGATATAATTCTCCATGAATTAATAGCACCTATAACATTAATAGCAGCAGTTCCTCTATTCGATGCCAAAAAACTAATAATTGGAGTTTTCATATTCAAAACTCCTTAAAATCTTTATCAAAATCATCAACAGTTATAGCCTTATGTTCTAACTCATTATCTAATTCTCCATTTAAATTAGAATCATATGCTCTTTCTAAAATATTTAAAGCATCGTCTAGATTAGTTGATGTGAAGGTTTTATTAGTTAATCTAGATCTAGTATCAGGAAAATTAACCACCGACTTCACCATTTTACTATTTAATGTATCCGAAACACCAGTATATCTTCTACCAAATGGAAATATTAAACGTCTTAATATAAACCCAACGAATTTTGAAGGGTAATTGTTTAAAATATCCTCAAAAGATTGTTGTATATTATATAATCCACTCTCAACCCCCCATTGAACATATAACATATCATTATTTTTATTCACATCAGCAGTATCTTCATACCTTTTTAATACAAGAGAAGTCATATATAATTCAGAAAATGCATCAGCAAATCTACCTGTTATTCTTTGTCGTTTTTTAAGATTAGCTCCTAACACTGCTATACTTATATCCGATAATAATGCAAAATTCTTTGATTCCAATCCGATACGTTTATAATACTTACTTATCTCACTTGAAGAATTTTTAGGTTTAGATATAAATATACCACCAGTAATGTTATGATATAATGAACCTAATATATTACCAATAGTATATTTAATATGTCCTATTAATACCTTGTTAAATGCTATTGCGTCATTAGATTCTGCAGCTGATATTTCGTCTTTTATAAATGGATGACATCTTAATGACCCCTGAGAAAATACAATTAACGACCTAGTTAATATATTTGCTCCCTCAACCGTATTAGCAATAGGTTGTGTTATATAATAGTTCAATAATAAATTATTAGGGCCGTCTGAAATACCTTTCCCAGCTAAAATGTCCATACCATCAATAACACATTGTCGCATTCTTTCAGTGCATTGATATTTTAACATAGCAGAGATAACAGAAGGTCTTTCACCATTTACTATTGCAGTATTAGTGATATTACATGCAGCTTCTACAACATAAGATTGTCCAATTATTCTAGATAGTGGTTCTTCAATGCCTTCCATTTTGGAAATTGGAATTTTAAATTGTTTCCGTACCTTAGAGTATGCAGTAGTAACCTTTAATGTATGTTTTATACCAGCCATAGATATTGATGGTAATGATATTGCCCTACCAGCAGCAAGACAGGCCATTAACATTCTCCAACCCTTTCCCACTCCATCAACCCCGCCAATAACATGATTTAATGGTAAGAATACATCTTTACCATAATTTGGCCCATTCATGAATGCCTGTCTAGCAGGGTAATGTCTACGTCCTATACTGACACCTTTGGTATTTGTCGGCACTAATACCAAACTTATACCCTCAACAGGTTCTTCCAATAACCCATCTGGATCTACAATCTTACAAGCAACACCCAGAAGTGTACACACTGGGCCAAGAGTGATGTATCTCTTCTCCCAATTTAATCTAATACCTAATACTTCCTCGCCCTCAAATTCTCCATATTCGACAACACCACAATCTTTCATTGCCGCAGCATCTGAACCTGAATATGTCCCAGTTAATGCGAATGCTGGTATATCTTGGCCGGATGCTAATGTCGGAAGCCATTTATCTTTTTGTTCTTGTGTGCCAAACTCGTAGAGCAATTCGCCAGGGCCCAAAGAATTTGGAACCATAGTAGTGATTGCTAATGATATACTTCTTGATGCTAAAATTGATATAATGCACGATTGTGCATATGCTGAAAATTCCAACCCACCATATTCTTTCTTAATATTAAGTGCAAAAAACTTATTATCTTTTAGATAATCCCACACTTCCTTGGTCAAATCTTTATGTATAAGATTAATATCCCAGTCAGACACCATTTCACAAACAGCACTAACTTTAATATTAATAAAATTATATTCTTCCTCTGTCAATTCAATTTGTTTTGTATTTAATAATATATCCCAATTAGGTCTACCACTAAATAATTCAGCTTCCCACCATATTGTACCAGCTTCTAATGCCTCTCTTTCTGTATCTGATATCTTTGGTAAAATCTTTTGAAATAATTTCATACCATATTCATTCATCATATATTACACCTATTAAATTATAGCCCAATTCCTTACCCATTTTGCGGTAAGATGTCGTTTTTTAGTATAGGATCCATGACCTATTTATTTTTACTAGAATTTATGTTGTCAATAGTCTCTAATATATTTTTAGCCATTTTCTCTGAAGCAACATCTATCATTTTACCATCAAGTGATGCTGCACCATGTCCTTCCTTTGATGCCTCATATAACGCATCCAATATACGTTCTGCCGTATTTATTTCTTCTTTTGATGGAGTAAATACCGTATTAGCAAGTGGTATTTGTGATGGATGGATTGCCCACTTACCAGCACAACCAAGTGCCGCAGCACGTTTAGCTGCAAGTATAAATCCATCACGATCATTAATATCACCATACGGCCCATCTATTGGACGAAGACCATATGCTCTACACGCAACTACCATTCTAGACAATGCAGAATGCCATTGATCGCCTGGATAATTATCATTGAGTCCACCTATATTAGTAGTTCTTGCTCTTGTAGATGCAGCATAATCCGCAACTCCAAAATGCATAGATTCTAACCTAGAGCCAACACTCTTCCTTGCAATTTCATCAACATTAGACATACCGAGAGAAGTTTCTATTAAACACTCTAGTCTAACAGATCCCTTTGGTAAATTATGTTTTATCTCTAGAGTAGTAATAATACATTCAACCATGTATATATCATCATATACACCTACTTTTGGTATTAGTATGGTATCTAATTTTTCACCACAATGTTCTACTAATTGTATCACATCATCTAGCCAGTAACCAGTCTCAAGTCCATTAATACGGACACATATAGTTTTATCTGACCCTTTCCAATCTAAATTATTGACTCCATCAATTACATTACTTCTTGCCTGTATTTTATCTGGCAATGCAACAGAATCTTCTAAATCTAAAAATACAAAATCAGCACAAGAAAGCAATGCCTTATTGAACATTTTAGGACTAGAGCCAGGAACTGTTAGATCACATCGTTGTAATCTAGATACTGATGGTTCATAAACTGTATAACTCATGTTACCTCCAATCTATTATAATATAACTTTAAAATTGTTCTTCTTCAGTCGAACCATCCATAGCAGTTATAGACGACTTTCCACCTTGTATGACATTAGTGACGGCATCAAAATAACCAGCACCTACTTCTTCTTGATGTCTTGCAAATGTATAACCATCTTTAACTGAAGCAAACTCTGGTTCTTGTACACCCTCAACATAAGCAGTCATACCACGTTCTACATAATCTTTAGACAATTTAAACATAGAATGCCACATATCATGAATACCAGCTAAAGTAACAAACATCCATTTATATCCCATCTCATTCAGTTTTTGTTGATACTCAGCAATTGTTTTATCATCTAAGTTCTTTTTCCAATTGAAACTAGGTGAACAATTATATGCCAATAACTTGCCTGGATATTGTTGGTGTATCGCATCAGCGAACTGTTGTGCTTCTTTTAAGTTAGGAACCGCAGTTTCACACCATAACATATCTGCATATGGAGCATATGATAGTCCTCTTGAAATTGCTTGATCGATTCCACAATTAACCTTAAAAAATCCTTCCTCTGTTCTCTCACCTGTAATAAATTGTTTGTCACGAACATCTATATCGGATGTTAACAATGTCGCTGCATTAGCATCAGTTCTTGCAATAATAACAATAGGCACACCCATAACATCTGATGCCAATCTTACCGAAATTAATTTCTGTATTGCTTCTTGGGTTGGTACTAATACTTTACCACCCATATGTCCACATTTCTTAGCAGATGATAATTGATCTTCGAGATGTATACCAGACACACCACTTTCAATCATCGATTTAGCTAGTTCATATGAGTTTAAAACTCCACCAAATCCTGCTTCAGCATCAGCAATAATAGGAGCAAAATAATCAATATCATTACTTCCATTCGACCATTGAATTTGATCAGCCCTACGAAATGTATTATTGATACGTTTAGCCATCATCGGTACTGAATTATATGCGTATAATGACTGATCTGGGTACATAGTTTCTGATGAATTCCCATCAGCAGCAACTTGCCAACCAGACAAATATATAACTTTAATTCCAGCCTTAACTTGTTGCATTGCTTGTCCGGCAGTTATAGCACCCATAGAATTAACATATCCATCTTCATTAACTAATTTCCAAAGTTTTTTAGAACCCTTAATAGATAATGTATATTCTTCATCCATAGAACCACTTAATCTAATTACATCTCCAGCCGAATAATCTCGTTTAACATTAGTCCAACGATCATTCTCTCTCCAATCCTTTTCTAGAGAGCTAACTCTATCCAATTTTTTCATAATAGGTTTCTCTGTAGTTTAATAATTACTCATTTATCATAATCAAACTTATCCAAATACAAAATACAAAATAACCCAGATGAAAAATATTATCCATAGTAATATTACTAAAGATTTAGTTCCAAGTATTATAATATTTACTAACCATTCAAACATTCAAACATTTCCTTTATATTTTGCACAATTTAGATTTTTAAAAAATCTAAATATGGAATAATCTTCTTTTTTAATTCATACACC